TGATTTCCAACATTTAATTCTTGTATTTAAAGGAGTAATATAATTATCATATATTTTACATAATGCATAAAATAATACATATTGATGTTCATATAGTTCAGTTATTGTATGATACTTATCACTCATTTCACTAGTCCATACTTCCATATTTCTATTTCTAAGTATATGATAGTCTGATATATTTATTGCTATATATTTATTATCTTTTTTTATTTTCCCTTTTATCCTCCTATTTGGTATGGGTCAGGAGAGATTCGAACTCTCAATCCCTTACGGGCAATGACTTTTAAGGCCATCTTGTATACCAGTTCCAACACTGACCCTATTTAATTACATACTTTACCTTGACATTTTTTTAGTTCCTCCTAGATTTATTTACTATTCTAGCATCTGCAACTCTATTCTGATAATTAGCCCATACATTATCAGGAGCTGCCGTCATAATATTACCAGAGAAATCAATTAATGCTTCTATATATTCTTTTCCATGTTCTAGTAATTCTAAAAAATCTAATTCTACTATATTAAATTTATCTTTATGTTCTCTAATCATATTCATTAACCTTTCATAATTTTCTTGGGTCATTTTAATTCTTCCCACTATTCTTTGTTCAGATCACGTAACTAATCATTGGGATAATCTATTCTCCTACAATTACTAGCTCTTGGTCCTTTTTGATTTTGTTCAGAAATATCAAATATTACTTTAATTTCAGGTTTGGTATGAAAATCTTGAATTAAATCGTTCCAATGACCATTGAAGTCTGAACGATGGAGAAAATAGTCAACATTATCATTTCCTGTAATGAAACAGAATCCTTTGCCTGGTGATATTCTTTTAATGATTCCTTGCATAATGATTTAACTCCTTGATTTTCCAGCCAAGAATTTTTTAAGTTCATCTACCTGTTTATTAGGCATACTATACAGAATTTGATTACCTGCACTACTCGTAATAATCATTCCTGCATGATCAAACGATTGCATGATATCATCAAATTCAGAACTTTGTGCGTAATGCATCCACATCTTTTTCATAAGAATAGTTCTACTCACTTGATGATTTTCCCTATTTAATAATTCCATAATAATGAGAGATTTAAGAATAGAAGTATTTGATATTCCTTGTTTTCCCATTGTAGTCTTACGAACATTACCTAATAATTTTTCACATACTTGAATTGCCTCTTCCATTGCCTCTTCATGAATAATTAATTCTGGAGAACGCGCCAGACTTAATAGCATAGCTACTTTGAGGACACTATCTCCGAAACGATTAAGAGTTCCTGTTTCATCTTTAACTTCCTGAGTATCAACCATATCTAAAAAATTATCATACCAGTCATCATATATTAATCCCGCGCCTGTAAACCATAATTCTCTATCTCCTTTCATTTTTCTTTTAGTAAAGGGAGTCTCACACTTCTCAATCGCAAGTGGTTGAAATGGACCAGATAGTTTAGATATTTCCTTTAAATAATTTCCACTTGTTATATAATTTGGTGGATTTCTTAATGGATATAATAAAGAATTACGCATATTTCTCTTAGATTCATATACTATAAAAGTTCGAGCGAAATATCCTCCTTGAATTGCACTTCTGGTAAAAAAATCTTCAGACATAGCTTCGTTGGTTGCAGTTAACATAGTTATCGTAGGATCTTTTAGATCAAAAGTTTCCATTTTTAATAAAGATTGCCATTCACCTACATTATATTGTCTATCATAAAGATCAGTTAAAATTTTAGTTGCTACTGGATCTTCTACTATACTACTACTTAGTTCTGAGCTACATATAAATGCAACAGATTTATTAGTTACTTTTCCGCCAGGTTGTGTAAAAGCTGTTCCTAAGTTTTTAAGAATTCCTTGTATTGAACTTCTACCACTTATTATTCTTGTATTATTTACTATCTTAACTAATTGTCTAGCCATTCCTATAGGTGGACCCTTCTTTAATCCACTATCAGCATGTAACATAATATATACATTTGGATAGAGATTATAAATTTGTCGGTGTAACCATACTTGATCCTTTACAACTGCTGAAATTGCAGCTATCGCACTCCAATACCAGAATGCGATTGGACTTTCTAATTCGTTGTGTTGACTTATTAATTCTGAAAGCCAATTCAAATCTAGCCCCTAACTTGACGTTGACAACTAATTCATTCATTTCTCATAATCGCTATGATTGTTGCAAATTTGGGGGATGTCTTATATTTTCCAAACTTAAATCTTCCCTTTGGAAATCTTAATTCAATTCCTAATCTATGTTTATGTAATGATTCATCCCATAAAAAGTCATGAAACCATTTAGTTGACGTATCACATGGTAATATAATTACAAGAGTAGATTTTGATTGTTGAGATGCATATTCTAACCATTCATATATTGAACTATATGGTGGATTTAGGAAACAACTACCAATCCAATTATATAAAAAAGCAGAATTCTCTTTATCATAATAAACAGGTAACTTATGATTATCTATTGATGCAGCTAAATCAATATCAAAATGAAATTCTCTGTCTAATATGTTAAAAAGTTCGTTAGGAGTTGATCGTTCATCAGATAGTTTACTCACCTTTTAATCTCCCTATAGAGCGTAATTGAATCGGAATACCTCTCTTTTGATAATGTTCAATTCCTAATCGCATTCCATCACTAATGCCATAATCTGTATATACAATTATTAATGATGCTGATTCACCCCATAATAGACCCATAGCTATTCCTGTATTTCTATCATCAATTATTAATTCATCAAGTATGCCCTCTTGATCGTACAATAAATGTGAGGCAAAGGGAGCTTCATTATGTTGAATGGAATCTAACATCGCGCGTCTAGCATATCTTTTATTTCTTTCAATTATATCTCGTGTTGGTCCATTTAATGGTGATTCTAATACTACTTTAATCATGTATTCTCCTGATCTTTACCTGTAATTCGTTGTTTGGTTAATATATCATATAATACTGTTATTAACAAATTTCCACATTGATCACATATAGATTCAATTTTATTTGACCAGCTATAAATTTTACATAATGAACAGTATAATTCTCTATTCTTTTGATTTAATAAATTTTCAGATTTCATATATTTAATTTTCGTTCTTGTTCACGATAAATAATATCAGTTAATTTACTATCTTGTCCTAATAGAGGCGCGAGAAATTGTTCAGTTATAGTTTTAGGAGGCATTTGAGGAATTACAATTGGAATTACATCAGACTGTTTTATTACAGTTTGATATTTACTAAATTCTTGATAATTATTTCCAATTTCAATCTCACATGGTATAATTAATGATCTTCTTTGAATACAACATGTTCTGAAATCTATAGGTCTTTCAAATTCTTGTTTAATAATAGGAATGTGATGTTCTACATCACTCTTATTAATACAAAATAATAAGGAATCATGAGATTCCAATACTATTTTAATATTAGGTATTCTTTCTTTAATTCTAAGACCAGCTCCTTTAGTATTATCTGATATAGTGCGTTGAGGTATATAACTGAAAGCCTGTCTAAATAATTCATCTCCCCATCGTTCAAAGAAAGTTCGTTTACCTCCAATTGGTGAATCAATGCCAAATGGAACGGGTGCATATAATTGTCTATTCTTTTCTAAACATTTAATTACTGAAGTATGAAATACACTTTGAATTTTAGGCTGTTTACTATGGAAAATTTTTAATGCACGTTCAGCGATAGCTTCAGTAATTGCAATAGGAATTTTAAATTTTCTAGCATCCGTATTAACTGATATTGCTGCTCGTCGTTTACCTACTCCAAGATGACCCGCATTTCTAAGTCTTTTCCCAGCAAATCGTATTGGAGATTCATATCCAATCACTTTTTTAGAGTAATCGTTTTCAATACCACCGAAGAACCATGAAGCCGTAAGTGCATGATAATCATGATGATCTATATCATATAATGCCTGTTCATCATCTGCTAATAGAAATACTATTCTAACTTCTGCCTGTGCTGAATCTGCCTGAATAAATATTTCCCCATCAGAATCAGGAATATACATGGATCTTATATCTTGACCTACATCACCATGTTTAGTCATAGTTTGAAACGCGGCGCCTAATGATTTTTTCTTTATTTTTCCATCTTCTCCAATAACTTCAATAATAGGTCTTATAGGAGGATCTTGCTGACCTGTTGAACTTCTACCAGTTTCAAGACAAGGATAATATGTAGTTCGCATTCTACTATCATAATCAGGTAATGCCATTAAATAGGTATTAACTGATTTACGAACACGTCTATCTTCTAATATTAATTCAATAGTCTTTCGATGTTCTGGAAGTTTAGCTCCATTAGTTTGATTATTTAAAAGTGCAGTTAATTCTTCTTCACCTGTTCCTTCCCTACGAGGTAATTTATAATTATCATATAGTAAAATACTAATCTGTTTTGGTGAATTAACATTTATTTCAGTTCCAGTTAATTTAAATAATTCATATCGAAGATGTTCATCCCATTCGACATACTTATGAATTAGAAAGTCGCGCTGTTTAGTATCAATATTAAATCCTTGATTTTCAATCGCGAGATAAAACTCTGGCAATCTCATTAAAAAATTTTCATAGAATGACCTCTGACCTAATTCATCTAAATCAGAATTCATATTCTCATCTATTTCATATGTTACACATGCATCTCTTGCACATCCTATTAATAGGTCTGTAATTGATCCCTCATACATTCCTTCATCTTTATAGAAAGGTTCATCTGTAAATATACTTTGATTAAATGCAAGGCGTTTAGGTAATTCAGGATTAATAGCATGTGCTTTTAACATCGTATCGGATACTAATCTATTGATAGTAAATCCTAAACGACGTATTTTATCTCTATCATAATTGAAATTTTGTCCTATGATATCTTTTATTGATAATAATTCAGCTAATATAATCCATATTTGAATTAAATCAGCATCAGGTATATTAGATATTCCATCAGTATTCCAAAGAGGAACACACATTCCATGACTTTTATTAAATGCAATTCCAATACATACAGGTAAACAATGACCTGCTGCTTCGATGTCAACCGACATTTTAGTATGTAATTTATAAAGATCTCTAAACTGAGCTAAATCATATGAACTTTTAGCAATTTGTAATGTTCTTTGGGGTAATATTATATCAGATGAATAGGATTGATTTAAAACGCGTTTGTAATCAAATAAAATAATTGGTCGATTCCAATATCCTTTAAATTCAATATCAGTTGCGTGCCAATTTAAATGATCTGGATTATATGATGGAATAAACTTTCGTCCCATTCCTAATAAAATACTGCCACGATAATTTTCAATATTAGTTTTACCTGTTAATGCCCATAATGCAGTTTTACCAACTCCAAGAATTACATTGGGTTTAATACCATTAATTTCATTTTGTAATTCTTCTAATTGTTTATGAATATCAATACCTTCATTCTTTGCTCTTATTGCAAATGGTATTTTCTTTTTCCCAATATTAGGAGATATATGATATTTACTTACAGTGCTTAACCAACAATTTCCTTTGTTAATATTTGCTTCTTTAAGTAATGTATCTAATTCTCTACTTTTAGTAAAAGGTTTTTGAATATCATCATAATTAGGACATTCGCCAAGTATCATTATCTTGGCTCCTAATGGTCCATATCCTGGTATATACTTTTTATCGTTCATTGTCTTTCTTCGCCTGTTCATTAACTATTTCTATTATATTTGCTACCATTATTAAAAGTTCTGGAAAATCTTTGTCAATTAACGGTAAACCAGAAAATATTAGTGTTGTCATTAATTGATTAAATATCTCATGTAGATATATACTTCTGACTTCACTACCATTTGATAGAATATTTATTTGACCAAGAATAACATTACCAGCATCCTCAGACCATCTTAATAATTTTGGATCTATATCACTCATTGCTAACCTCTTTACTATTCCTTATCTCTTGTATCTCTTTCCTCATACGCATGTTATGACCATAATTAAAACGAGCTTTACATAATTGAAATAAATCTAATGAGCTAGCAGAAAAGACAATGTTAATTTTACTCATAGTTTGATAAATTTCTGATTGGCTTTAATATCCTCCAAATTAAGTTCAGACCAGTAATAATGCTTATGTGAATAATTTAATTCTTGTGGAGATGGTTCAGAGTCCTCTTCGCGTGAGCTACAAATAACTATTAAATTGCTATCAACTAATTTAAGCACGTCAATTAACTCTTTAACAGTCATCATTCATCCCCTGTACCATATGGATTATCACGTTCTAGTTCAATTTCTCTATCTTCTTTAGATCTTCCCATTGAATCTCTAGTTCCTTTACAGTATGGATAGTTTCTACATCCCCAAAATGCACCAAATTTGCTTGTTTTTGGTATCATATCAAGATTACATTCAGGGCACTTTACGTTTTCTAGTTCCATAATTTTTTCTCAACAAACACAATGATCAGTTAATGCCATAAACCATGCTTCAAAGTGCTCACTATCTTCTGATTCATCTAACTGTTCACTTTCATTATAAATAAATACTTTCTTACCACCATATTTTATGTCAGATTTTATTTTTACTTTAGAATTGGTTTTCTTTGCATTAGCTTTAATATCTCTCAATTTACAGTAGTTGCATGTAGTAAATTCACTCATGGTCTAAACTCAATTCGGCTGATAGTATTTAATAAATATCTACGTAATTGATGAAAGTGCTTTTCTTTGGTTATCATTTCAAACTTTCAATTCTCCCAGTATAATTCGATTTTAACTCCTAAACTCTCAGCAAGAATTGTTGCAATTACAAAGCTCCTACTAACTTTGTGTTCTCTTGCTAATCTTTCAATTTTATGTTTTATTTCATTAATTACACAGGATGGTAATGATTCACGTCCACCCTTTACAGGTTTCTGCCTTCGTATTTTGTACGACATCATTATCTAGCTCCTAAGTTTCTGATTTTATTAGCTTTATATAAAATTTTCTTTACTTTAGCCTTATTTTTTGACATTTGTGTCCAATGTAATTTTTTACGTATTTTATATGATGTTTTAACTGTTTCATTTTTAGTTGGTTTATCAAGATTAACTCCAACTAAATCATCTAACAAATCTGCTGCTTTTCTCAACTTAGTTGAGAGTTCTTTAATTGTCATTTTTTCCTTTCATTCACCACTCAGCCATTGTTATTCTAGAATCATCCTCAATTTTAGTTAAAACAAAATTGGTTAAATCTGGTATTCTATTAAGAATTTCCTCAATTACTCTAACATATATACTTGGATATCTAACTGCTATTTTACAAGAAAATAGAGTGTCTTCGTAAATAATAATATTATTATTATTGCAGTCGACTTCAACTTCAATCATTTTTGTCTCCTTTAATTCTATCATTTTGGATAATTAGCAATATTTATTCATTTATGGGAGTTATACTTCAGGTTTCATATCTTATCTCTACAAATTTCAATTTAACTCTAAAATCTTTAATAAATGATTGTTCATTTGGTCTTGATTCATAACGAAAACATACTTCTTTACTTGGAATATCAAATCCACTATTATAACTTAAAATATTCCTAATTAATTCTATTGAGTCATTTTTATATGTTATTTTGGCTGTCATTTTTTACCCTTCATTATTATTTATCTTATCTAAAACATCATGACGCGTTTTACAATGTATCAATTCTTGATTATGATGTATTGCATTAGCTATTTTAAGATTTTCACTTACTAATCCTATTGATATATTGAAATATTGAGATGTATTTTTGATACTCCATTTTTTATTAAAATTAGTCATAGCTAAATGATAAAGTTCTATTATGAATACTTTATCGTGCCATTTATTATTAGTTTTTTGATATTTTTCAAGAAATGTCATTCTTCCTTCTTAGTATTAAATTCAATAACTTCGATTTTAATAGCTCTAAATCCTTTGTTATTATCAGTGTTAATTGCAATAAATGATACGGGCATTCCTTTTTTTAAATTAATAAAATTAAGTGTATTTTGCTTTAATGAAGTCCAATGAAAGAAAATTCGAGTAAATTTAATTTCTCTACTGCTAATAAAACCCCATCCTGCTTCATTGAGATTAATAATCTTTCCTTCAATTCTTTTATCTTCATTAGCTTTTGCTAAAGATTCTTCAGTATCTTGAGTTAATGGTAATCCTAAACCACGAACTTTATCAAATATATTTGCCATTATTGTCCTCATATTCTAAGTAAAAATCGGTGGACTATCCGTAAATTATTTTATAATCATTGGATAGCCCACCTATCATTACATGCTGATTATGGCCGCTACTAGCCCTTTATCTCTATACCATCGCGCGTTGAATGGTATCTATTCTATTTTAGTGCTCCCGGCACTATATTACAATAGAATATAGGAGATATAGCAATTTTTCCTCAACAAGTAATGGGTATTGTATTACTAATCTTCTTCATCATTTAATTCTGAATCTGGTTCATCGTCACTTTCCTCGTCAATATCAGAATCTTCATCTGTGTCTTTTTTAGATGCATCATCCATATCGACTACTTCATCATCCATTATTACAGGCTCTTTTTCATCAGTCATTTGAAATTCCTTTCACTTAGTTAATGTTAATTGTTGGGATTTAGGCGAGTATATCTGATTTTCATCAGTTTTCTCCTATCTTATTTATTTTTATTGGATTCCAACCAATAAAAACTTATTCGATAGAATCCCAACAAACTTAATTACGTTGTTTTTGCTGCGCGATATTTGTGGTTAACTCTATTTATAATACGTCCTTGCCACGTATCATTTTCAACATATATATCGAGTTCACGACCTTCGGCAGATCGTAAATCGAATCGAGTGCCTGATTTAACTTCAACACCAAATGCTTGTAAAAATCCAACAGCAAAACTAATAGCTTTACTGTTAAAATTCCAATCAACAGGAACGCCTTCAAAATCTTTTGTTCCATCATCAGCATTGAACAGAATAGTTCCCTCTACAGGATAGTTAGTAGATGGTCCCTTTTCAGATGTTTTAGCGGGCATTTCACCTACGGAATTAACTCTTACACGATACCATGCAGGTAATACAATTTTTCCTCTCAAAAGTTCACGATCACTAAATGTAATGAATGGCATTGTTTTGTCCTTTGTTTGGTTGTCAGAATTTAACTAGTGGTTGTTCAGTCTTTAGTTTGTCTATTGCTGGTTTGATCCATTTATCATACAATGAATCATTATTAAAGAGGATTTTTCTCTCTAATGGAAGTGAAGTTCGCGCAAAATCATTTCCAGTATGAACTGTAATTATACCATAATCACCATCTCCTTTATCTACGTCAAATCC